CAATGCTCTTGGCCAGCTCCACGGCCTTATCTTCCTCCTTGGAGCTGCCGCCGCCTCCGTTCCCGTTCACACCGGGGTTTTTGTCCATCAGTTCCTTTTCGACGGACTTGCGGAAGCCTTCCAGGAACGTCTTCATGTTTTTGAACAGCTTCGCCGCATCGCCGTCTACGATGGCAGCCGCGGTATCCGCCGCCAGCTTGTCGTCGAAGCCGAGCCCGTTCAGGCTGATCGTGTGCTCCTTCAGCGTGGACTGCTTCAGAAGTTCCTGATACTTGCTTTCAAGATCGGCAAACTTCTGCGCCTCCTGCTGCTTTGCCTCTTCGTCAGCCAGCTTCTTCTGCTGTTCTTCGTTCATCTGGTCTTTGAGCTTTTTGTTTTTGCTGTTCAAGTCGCTGATGCTTTTGTCATAGACTTCCTTGCTCACGAACTTTGACAGGTCAACCGCTTCCGGGATTTCCGCCCCAAGCAGAGCTTTCACCTGCTCTTCCGCGGTCATTCCTTCAAAGCCCTCGATCTGGGAAACATCAAACTGTGCCATGATTTCGTTCCTTTCTGTGTTTTAACGTCTTCTCTGACGATGTATTTTGTGTTTGTCCGGTTCTCTCCGGTTTGTGCTTTTATAGTTCTTCTCCGAACTGTTGATGGTAGCAGGGGCGGGATTTGAACCCGCGATTTCCACGGTATGAACGTGGTGAGATGCCGCTTCTCTACCCTGCGATATGGTATCCGGTTCGGAAATCGACCCCGTTTCAAAAAGTCAAAAAAGTTATTTGTAACAACACTTTGCTCCGAAACCGGATATTTTCTTATTCAGATTGTGAGGCTTTTCCCGTACCGGGCTTCCCGCTTTTCCTTGATGTCCGGCCAGTCCAGCGTCTTGTAAGCGTTGTAGAAATAACGCCGTTCGCCGTTGATGCCTCCGCTGACCTTATTGATTCCGACGTAGTGGACGATGGCCGGTTCTCTGGTCCAGCCGGTTACGCCGCTCTCGTTGAAGCGCAGCGGGAGCTCCTTGATGTGGCCTCCGCTGAAGTCATTCAGCACGTCCTGATCGAGATACTTGGCCTTGTAGGTGTTGAGACTCTGGATCATCGCGTCATCCATCTTGTCCTTCCGGATGAGCTCGTAATTCATCAGGGCAACACCGGCGTTGTAATAGGTCGGATTTCCAACCGGCCGCACAATGCCCAGGTTCGGCACGCCCGCCCAATAGCACTTGCCCAGCTTGGTTCCCCAGAGCTCCGAGATGTCGTCCACGATAATCGTGTCATAGTCCAGCATCAGCGCCCGGTTCACCTTTTTCAGATACTTGGTCAGCGCCACCTTCATCATGGCCATGTAGGTCCACCGGGACTGACTGTTCGGCCCGTCAGGCTTGAAGAACTCCTGCCCGGACACGTTGATGATCTTTACTTCATCCGGCATAGGCAGCGGAAACACATCGTCCTCGACAAACAGATAGACGGTATCCACATCGGAGTTGGCAAACAGCGACTTGCAGGACGTTTGCAGATCCTCATAGACGTTCCGTGTACCGACATATACCGCGGTCTTTTCCATATCCGTTTCCGCCTCTCTTTCTTTTAATGCCGATTTCCCGCCGACCGTTGGAGGTCCCGGAGCGGACGGTTCACGGCCCGCTTTCGTTTCATCCCTTCACCGCGACCATCATCACGGCGGTGCGGTATCCAAGCGCGTTGCCGCTCCGGTCACGGCCAGCGGTCGTGGGGCTTTACGGTACCGAACGCGCATCACCGAAGGAAACAATGACAAAACCTCGATGAGCGCGGGAAGCAGGCTGTGTTTCCGGCTGCGCTATTCCCGCACCGGCGTCAGATAGCACCGGCAGCGCAGGTGTGGCCTCGGCGGGACCTTGCTGATCTCATAGATCTTCCCGTTCCGGTCATAACAGGTCTTGCAGACCCGGTCGTCTCCGTAGATGTTCCATTTGACTTTTTTGATTCCGGCGTCCGTCATGGCCTTCTTTTCCGCGCCCTGCGAAGCGATATCCACGTAAAAGCCGATCTGCTGAAGCACATAACGGCTGGCTTTGTCCAGCTCGATCTGCTTCTGGACCTTCGTCGGCACGGCACGGATGGCCTCCTGGGCCTTTTCCTTCTTCCGGCTCAGCTCCGGACCGAAAGCGTAGTGGGTACTCTCGTTCGGTTCTTTCCAGATCCCGGCCAGATACATCTCCACCAACTCGTCAACCGTGTCGTCCTCCGGATACTTCCCGGTCAGCCATTCGTACACTTCCATGTACCGCGCACCGTAGAGTCCCCGAAGCTCTGCCCGGATGTCCACGGAAAAGTGCTCGTACAGCGCTTCCGTCTCATCCATCACATGCAGATCGTCGAAATCGAGAAGGCTCAGCTTACGCTTTGTCTGCTCCGTCCTCTTCCGAACGCGCCGAACCAGCGTTTCCATTACCAGATCCGCGATTTTGTACGGTTCCGGCATTTTCTTCTTCCTCATCGGCTATCCTTCTCCGTTCCTCGTCCAGCGATTCCCGAATCTTCTGCTCCGACTTTTTCTCCTGCTCTTCCCGCCAGGCCATCGACATCTGATAGGCTTTCGCCTTGTCTCCGAAGACATCACCGAAGGCGTTGAACAGCAGCTCCGGATGGATCAGGTCGGAATCGAGACCTTCCATGAAGCACTGGAAGCGACTTTGCAGGTTATTGAGGCTCTTTCTTGCGAAGTTCACGCCGATGTCCTTCAGTTCCAGTCCGCCCAGGTTCATTTCCTTGTCGGTCTGCGCGTCGCAGATATTCAGCACCACCCGCAGGAAACGTCTTTCAGACCGGACAAACAGCTTCTCGGAGTCCTTGGCACGGCTTTCGGCCTCGGACCAACCGTCTCTGAAAATGACCGCCTGGCCGGTATCGCTGGTGGAGCTGCCGCCGTTTCGGTTCGGCATTCCGCAGATGGTCAGATAGCTTTCGGTCAGGTCGTCAATGCGCTGCTGCACGCCGCCCTGCTGAAGCTCCGACGCCACCCGGTACACCTTGGCTTCCATGCCCTGTGTCACAGTCCGGATCTTCACGGCCTTTCCGCCGAGAGAGAGCTGTGAATAACTCCCGTCCGCGATCTCGCAGTTCTGGAAAACGTCGAAGCCGTTTACAAAGTCCTGCACGGCGTCCACCGCGTCGCTCTCCAACTGGTTGATGCCGTTGAGAATGGGGATGACAACCTCGAACGCGCCCATTCTGGCCATGTTGTTTTCATATTCGATCAGGGGGATGCCGCCCAGCGTGTGTCCCTCTTCCGTTACCTCGTCCTTCGTGACCGTAAACTTCCGGTTCTCCGTCCAGACCTCGCAGAACATCTTTTCATTCTCGTCATAGCGGATGACCACACCGGCCAGCGGCCGTTCCCCGACCGCCGCGCTGTAGATCACAAAGGCTTCCCGCGGGTCCAGCGTGTACAGGTAGAAGGGAGCGCCATTTTCGATTCCGGCCATCTTGTCGGTCAGAACCAGCCGCTCCGCCACGCCGCAGATGTGCATCCAGTCCACGATCTCTTTGTCGTGGCTTTCCTTGTCCTCCGCCCGCATGAACTCATTGAGCTGAGAGATCTGTCTGCTGATCGTGTCCTTCCGGTCGTCCCCGTGGCTGATATACTGAATCGGCTCATTCAGCAGGTACGCCGTCTTGAAGGTCACGATCTCGTTAGCCCGGTTCACCGTGATCTTGTGGTTGATGTTCTCCCGGACGTATTTTTTCTTGCGCCGGATGTCCTGTTTGCCACGGTAGTAGTCCCACAGGTATTGAATTTCCCCTGCATTGATGATCTGCTTGGACAGGGCGCTGTCCAGCACGTCACGCACGTTCGCCGCAGTGATTTCCCTGACAGGTGACGTGATCTTCCGTCTGCCGGTCAGCGCATGTTCGGGGAAGATGTCAAGAGCCCGAACTGTGTAGTTTTCCAGTCTGCTGCCTTCCATTCCGTTCCGCGCCTCCCGTCCAGAAGTTCACGTTATTTCGATCAGTTGGCCCGAAAAACAAAAAAAGCGGGCCAACCGCCTACAATCTGTAAGCAGTTGACCCGCTCGGGCCGTCGTTATTCTCCAAACACGGAGATAACCGCAGTATCTATGACATCATTCGCCGTACACGGCGATTACGGTATCATACTTTTTTGTCGATTGAATCTCCTGGACCAGAAGACGCCTGCCGCGCTTTTCCTTGATGATCTTGACCTGCGCCGCATGTCCTTCATTCAGGATATTCTCGATCTGCCGAACGGCCACCGGTGAAAGAGAAATCGCTTGTTTCAACCTTATTTCACCTTTGACACGCTGTTTGGACAAACAGAGCGCACTTCGCCCGTCTATCCGCCTATTTATACATAATGATCATAGCACAAGATATTGTGTTTGTAAACACCTTTTTGCGCTATTATTGTGGTTTTTGTAATTTTATGTCAACTTTTTCGTCTGTCCC